TAAATCAAAATTAGGCGACCCGGATCATACCTCAAATACACCAGAAGCAGATACACGAGTAAATACAGATAAACAGAAAATCTTGGTATACGAGTATTGGGGTTTGTTTGATATCCACGGCGATGGTGAAATGGTTCCTATTTTGGTTTCATTCATTGGTGATACTATTATTCAGATGACAGAGAATCCCTTCCCAGATCGTAAGGCGCCATTTGTTGTTGTACCTTATATGCCCATACTTGAATCTGCATTTGGTGAGGCTGATGCTTCAATATTACAAGATAATCAACGTGTATTGGGCGCAGTTAGTCGTGGTATGATTGATCTGCTTGGTCGTTCTGCCAATGGACAAACAGGCTATGCTAAAGGTTTCCTAGATCCAGTCAATAAGCGACGCTTCACATCTGGAGAGGACTTCGAATACAATCCAAATTCAGATCCTAAAGTTGCTGTCCAACAGATGACCTATTCCGATATCCCTGCTTCAGCTTTACAGATGTCTCAACTTCAAAATGCTGAAGCTGAAGGACTTTCTGGGGTTAAATCTTTTGCAAGCGGTATAACAGGGGATGCATTTGGTTCAGTCGCTCGTGGTATTAATGGTGCTCTAGATGCAGCTGGTCAACGTGAGATCAGTATTCTTCGTCGTTTAGCTGAAGGTATGAAACATATTGGTGAGAAAATTATCTCAATGAACCAGAAGTTCCTAACAGATGAAGAAGTTGTTCGGGTAACAGATGAAGAGTTTGTAGTTGTACGCCGTGATGAGCTTGAAGGTAAGTTCGATATGAAAGTTGCGATATCTACAGCTGCTGCTGATGAAGCTAAAGCCCAAGATCTTGGCTTCATCCTACAGACACAAGGCCCAAATGCGGATCCTGGTATGAATGCAGTTATCTTATCTGAGATTGCAGATCTTAAACGTATGCCACACCTGGCTGAAAAAATCCGGGCATATCGCCCAGAGCCAGATCCCCAACAAGTTCGACTTGCAGAGATTGCTATTGAGCAGGCACAAGCTGAATTAGATCTTGAAAAGGCCAAAGTTGCTAAAACTGTTGCTGAAGCTGAGAAGATTGGTATGGAAACTCAACAAAATTTGACTGGTGAAAATCACAAACGAGGTATTGAAGCATCTGCTGCACAGGCCCGTGGGAACCAAGATCTTGAAGTAACCAAAGGTATTTTGGGAGGCGAAACTCCTAGTGGATTAATATCTGCTGCGGTTGGATTTAATGAACTATCTAACCGAGGTGATGATGCAGTACCTGAACAAATTCCAGCTATAGATGCTCAACCAGCTTCACAACCTCAAGCTGACTTTCTACCGGGTGCTCCACAGGAACCCCTTGCTTTACCACAATAACTAAACCATAAACCGTGAAATCAACTATCTTGGAAGGATATACTCTGATGACCACACTATACGACGATGGAGGGCAGGAAGCTCAACCTACCGCAATGACCTTTGAAGAATACGAAGAACATAAGGCAGCTTGTGAGCACCTCATCAAACTCTCAGACGCTTCACGCAAATTAACTGAAACGCCAGAATTTAAACTAATTATCATGGATCTGTACATGGTACAGGAACCACACCGTCTAGGTTCTTTGATGGCTTCAGGTAAACTGACACCTAAAGGATTTGAAGGTGCCGTAGAAGATCTACGTGGTATTGCAAACCTTCGTACTTTTCTAACTGAATTTATTCAAAAGGGTACTATTGCTCGTGATGAATTAAAAAATTTACAGGAAGCTTATGACGAATCAGTTGAAGCAGCCGCCCTAAACAAACCCTAATTTGAAAGGATAACAATCATGCCAGATGATACTGTCGTAAAAACATTCGATTCTCTTACTGATGATGAGTTAATGGCTCTGACACCAGAACAGGTCGATGCAATGCAGGCTGCCGAAAATGAAGCACCTGTAGATGAAGCCCAGGATCCAGAAACTCCTGCCTCAGAGGAGGTAGATCCTAATGCTGCTGAAGATAATCAGGAAGATGATTCGAAGGATCCTGCCGACGAAGACGGTCAAGATCCAGAGCAATCTGATGGGGCTGACCACTCAACAGCTCAAGAAGATGAATTGGATCCGGAACAACAAGAAGCGGAAGAAGTTCCAGCGTCAGAAGAAGACCTGGCTACGGATGACAAGACACCCGCTTCTAATGATAAAAAAGTAGAGCCAAAAAACAAGGAAGAAAAGCCAAAAGAAATTGTAGCTCCTTCTGGGGATGTTCAATCCTTTTATGACAAAGTTACTGCAAAGTTCAAAGCAGATGGCAAAGACATGGAAGTTAAAGATCCTGAAGATGTTGTTCGTATGATGCAGATGGGTGTTAACTATTCCCGTCGTTTGGCAGAAATGAAGCCAATGCGTCAGTTGAACCAGATGTTAACTCAGCACGGTATCAATGATGTTAGTAAGTTAAGTTACTTGATTGATCTCAACAAAGGTGACCCTGCAGCAATCAAAAAGTTGTTGGCCTCTCATAAAATTGATCCAATTGATTTAGATATGGAAGGTGCTGATAATTATAAAAATCCTAATTATCAAGGGGATGCAAAAACTTTAGCGTTCTCAGATGCTATTACAGCAACTCAAGATCGTGAAGGTGGGCAAGAATTTATTAATGAAGTTGTTTCAAGTTGGGATGATGATTCAAAAGAAGCTCTACGTGATGATCCATCTTTATTCACAAGTTTACTTGACCAACGTGACAATGGGATCTATGAGAAAGTTAACAGTGAGGTGAATTACCAGCGTAATGTCGGCAAACTAACTAATGTATCGTATATACAAGCGTACAAAATGGTTGGACAGTTAATGACAAACCGTGGTGATTTTAACTCCGTACCAGACCAAGGCAACTCAGCTGATCCCGTCGCACCTAAAGCGAAGATTGTTGACACTGGCCACAGGAAGGCAGCCAAGAAGAAGACGGCGTTGCCCAATCCCAGTCTCTCTTCACAAAACCAAAGTCGTACCCCATCCAATTCTGGAGAGGTCGATACACCGGATTACAATAGTATGACCGACGAGCAAATGATGGCTCTCGGAGATCCAGGCTAAAGTAATCCACTTGAGAGAATGAAAGGAATTCCTCATGCCACAATTGTATAATGATCCCGCTGGCGGTTCCCCGTCAACAATGGGGACACAGTTCAACACCTCTTATTGGGATCGACGCTCCCTTATTGATGCTGTTGAGCAGTCGTTCTTCTCACCTCTAGCTGATGTCCGTTCAATGCCAAAACACTATGGTAAAGAGTTGAAGGTTTTCTACTACGTTCCTCTTTTAGATGACCGTAATATTTCTGACCAAGGTTTAGATGCTGCTGGTGCAACTCTGTCATTGACAGAATACTTTGTAACTTTTCCTGCTCTGGTAATGGAAGTAGCAAATGCTGATGGTGCTTCAGCTAAAGTTAACATTGATGATAATGTAGGCTCAACTCTAGTTGCTACCCTCGGTGCAAATGATTCAGGCGTTTCTGGTGCTGGTTTCATGTCAGTTACTGTTAATGCTCTACAAGCTAAGTACCTTACTGAAGCAAAAGCTGATCTGGTTGTTGCAGAAAATGTTGGTGCTGTGAAGCTTCAAGCTGGCGGTAATATGTACGGCTCTTCTAAAGATGTTGGTACAATCGCTGGACGTATGCCAACAATGAACGAAGAAGGTGGTCGTGTTAACCGCGTTGGCTTCTCTCGTATCGAACGTTCTGGTACACTTGCTGAACATGGTTTCTTCACTGAATTTACTGAAGACTCGTTGACTTTTGATACTGATAGTGAGCTTTACGGTCACATGTCTCGTGAACTGTTGGCTGGTGCGAATGAAATCACTGAAGATCTATTGCAGATTGATTTGCTTAACGCTGCTGGTACTATCGTGTTTGGTGGTATTGCTACCAATACTAAAGAAGTTACAGGTGAAGGTGCAAACATCTCAACTGTTGACTACTCTGACCTAAAACGTTTGAGTATTACTCTGGATGACAACCGTACTCCTAAGAACACGAAAGTGATCAAAGGTTCACGGATGACAGACACAATGACTGTTAATGCTTCTCGTTTGCTTTACATTGGTTCTGAGCTTCAGATTACTGTTGAAAACATGGTTGATGGTCTTGGTAATGCAGCATTCGTACCTATTCGTAAGTATGCAGATGCAGCCACAATCTTGAATGGTGAAATTGGTTCTGTCGGTGACTTCCGCATTATCATCGTTCCAAATATGATGCACTGGGAAGGTGCTGGCGCTGACGTGGGCACAAACCCAGGTAACGCAGAATCTGGTGGACGTTATAACGTTTATCCGATGTTGGTTGTTGGTGATGCTTCTTTTGCTACTGTCGGTCTTCAAAGCTCTGGCGCGAAGAACGGTAAGCAGAAGTTTAAGATTATTGTTAAGAAGCCTGGTGCTGATATGGCAACTGTATCGGATCCTTATGGTAAGATTGGCTTCTCAAGCATTACCTTCTACCACGGCTTCATCAGCCTACGTTCTGAACGTATTGGTTTGGTAAAAACAGTTGCTCCTGAGTAAGATCTAGAATAACTAACTCAATTAAGGGGGCCAACCGGCCCCCTTTCTTATAAATAGAAATCCAACATGAAAGATTTGCAATGGATAATTCTCAAAACCTAACACTACAAGATAAGATTGATCGCGTTAATGCTGTGACCGATATTGTTGCTATTCGTGAACTCGCAACAGAACTAAAACTCACATTTTCAGGTAATTCCGGTGTTGATAGTCTTAAAAAGAAAATCATTGATGCTTTGAAACTTATGGACTCCATGTCAACTTCTGGTGGCGATGAAGCATCTAAAGAAGATGCTCCTACGAATCTTAGTGATATTGCTACTTCCCCCTCAACTTCTGAGATAGATAACTCTACTACTTCTGTTGTTTCACTATCCACAGCTACCGCAACTGCTGGCCCTGTTGATGATGCTCCAAGTAAGATGGATGATATCCCAGAGATCCCAAAACAACCAAAACCAAAAGGCCCACCCACCAACGCTGAGTTGGTATTGATGGATGCCAACAAAATCTCTGACCCAGTATTGTGTCGTCAGGTTGTACGTGCAAAAGCTCTTGCTTTGGTTCGGGTACGAATTGTTAACCTAGATCCTGCAGATTCTCAGTTGACTGGCTCAATTCAGACTGTTGTTGGTAAATATATTGGTAAAGTTTCCAAGTATATTCCTTATGGTGATGAATCTGAAGAAGGTTACCACATCCAGCAATGCTTGCTTGATCGCCTACGTGAAATGAAGTTCGTTCTTCGTAAAGAGAAAAAAGGTGGTCAGTTTGGCGTTAAGCAATACAAGACAACATTGATTTCTAAATTCTCAATCGAAGTGTTGCCTCCATTGTCTGATAGTGAGCGTAGTGCATTGGCCTCTCGCCAAGCCGCTTCAGGTGCTATAAGTAACGAATAAATTATAACTAATGAGAGAGATGTACAATGGCACATATAGATTTACATGATGGAAGCGAAGCAGACACAGTAGCTAATGCTTTGTACACCTCCCTCACAGCAAATGCACCAGTACCACCAACGGTGGATCTGTCGGGTGCTGATTTTAATTATGTTGCGGATATAACTTCAGAGATTTATCAAACGGTTGAGACAGTTACTCTGGCCCAACTAACAGAAAAAGATTTAGATGGCGCCGGTGTATTTGATACGTTGATGGCCTCAGTCGATTTACATATTGATCGTGAATTCAAAAACAACCGTATATCTGGTGATCAATACGCTAAAGTATACACAGACGTTATGACAAGCGTTCTCGCTAATTCCACCCAATTTCTACTGAACAAAGATAAAGCTCGTTGGGACTCAATTACAGCACAGATGCAAGCTCGTGCTGCTGAGATTGGTGTTGTCACAGCATTGATAGATCTTGAACGCTCAAAAGTTGAAACCAATAAACTCACATTTGATATGCAGAATTCTGCTGCACAATTCAGTGTTACTAAACTTAAATTGGCACAGATTGATGGTGAAATTTCATTGACTGAAGCCAAAACAGTAGGTGAAGCATTCCGGGTTGAGAGTTTAATGCCTGCAGAACTTGCCACAATTAACTATAATCTAAACACAGTCATGCCTTCTAATGTAGCTGTTACTGATTACCAAGTAGCTTCTGTGATGCCTGCACAGGTTGCGTTGGATGCTTTCCAACTAACTGATATACTACCGGTTCAACGTGACATTGCTGCGTATAATCTAGCCACAACATTAGTTACAGAAGAAGCTATTTCTCAGTTTAATTTGACACAGTTGTTACCAATCCAAAAATCACAAGAACAGTATAAGTTAGATACTCAGTTGCCAGCACAAGTAGCGTTAGTTGGTGAACAGACAGAAGTACAACGTGGACAAACCATGGATACACGTACTGATGGAATTACTGCTGTTGCTGGGATTGTTGGACGCCAAAGCGGCGTACTAGCTGAACAGCTTGAAAGTGAACGGGCTAAGACACTAGACACCCGAACAGATACTACCACCGTTGTAGGTTCTATTGGGAAACAGAAAGAATTGTACGGTCAACAGATTACTTCATACCAACGGGATGCTGAATACAAATCAGCTAAGATGTTCCTAGATGGTTGGATAATTCAGAAAAACATAGATGAAGGTTTAACCATCCCAGTCGAACTAAATAACGCCACCGTGGATAAAGTAATGGCCAAGATCCGTGTAAACAATGACCTAGGAACTGTTAATCCATAATACCAAAAAGGTGACTTTCTATGGGAATTTTTAGTAGCAAATACACCACGTATGTTGCATCTACTATTTACAATTTAGCTGGTGAAAATGCACCCGATTTGTATAAAATCGGGTTACAAAATGCAGTGACAAGTGGGCATGATCTTGCTTCATTTGTCACAACATTTCGGCAGAAAAATCCCTCAACTACTCAAAAGAATTACTATACTTGGGCAAAAACCAATTACCCAGAAGGGCAGATGTATATTGACAATGTGTACCTTTTTAGGGAGGATATTAATCCTCTACTTATTGTGGATCACGCTACCGATATTGTGTTCAGACCTGAAGGCACAAATAAAACCATAGGGAAGTTTAACCCTTTTTTGTTTACTGCTGAACTGTTTTCAGGTGTTTCTGATGCAGCATTTAAAGCATACTGGTCAATGAACTACTACTGGCCCGGTATACCTGGGAGAACTGGTTCAGGGGTAATTACATACGATGGTGGCCCAGTTAATACTTACTATGCCACCGATAGTTATGATTTAGACGCTCTATACGTAAGCGACTACACTTACATAGGTGGTGTAATGGTTGTGACTTATGATGAGTTATTGATCACAGATCCAAATTACGCTGAGTATTTAGCAGGATACAACGCAATATTTGAGGATGATTACTACCCAATTATAAACCTAAGAGTTGATAACAAATCCATACGTCATGCTGATTTTTCTACAGAGTATCCTGGCATAACTGCTGCCTATAAAAAAAGTACAGGTGGTAGTGATATTGAGGTGTTGCTTGACCAAATTGAAGCCAATGCAGATATAGGAGATATGGATTACATATACATGCTTAACGGGATATCTGTTAATGATTCAGATCATTCAAGTAAGAAATATATATATCACTATTTTCTTGACCTCTACACTAAGACAAACTTCACGTTTCCTTCCTTGGCTTACTGGGACTTATGGATTGCCGCATACCCCAGTACAATAGCAGGCACACCTAAAGAAGTTCCATTCACTAAACTCAACTTCAACTCATATGAAAGTCTACCTAACTTTACTACAATACATACAGAATATGTTTGGACTACGATAATAAAAGAAACTGTAACGATTTCAGGAAAAATAGGAGACACTACAGTAGAGGTTTTAACTGACCCCTTCGATTATCTTAATCTAAATGAGACCGGCAGGGTTAAGATTACTCATCAAAAAACAGCAACAGAGCAGGACATACTCCACGTGATTGGGTTCAATTACATCAATCACATTTATGGTAATGAGAATATTGTTATTGCTTTAACGGATGCCTTAGTAGATCCTGAACCTTCTGGTTTAATCTTACCTCTGACGGATAAAGTTCTACGAAAACTTTCTGTAAAAGACTCGGCTAATTTAGTAGGTAGTAACAGTCTTTTAGTAATTAACTCATATATTGTAGTTAAACAGAAATGGTACCAACGAGGTGCTTTTGCGATTGTTTTGACAATACTCTCTGTAATTGTTGCCTTCTACACTGGAGGGTTATCCTTGGCTGGTGGAGGTATTCTAGGATCAAACTTAGCAATCGGCACAGCACTTGGTGCTTCTGGTACTGCTGCTTTGGTAATAGGCGCTGCTGTAAATGCTGTAGCCGGTCTAGTGGTTGCTAACATTGTAACCAAAGCAGCAGTAGAAGTATTTGGTGATGAGTTGGGGATGATTGTAGCTGCAATTGTTGGCACTATAGTGATGAGTGCTGATTTCTCTGCTGGAGGATTTAAAGGAATTGACTGGGGGAGTATGCTAAGAGCTGAAAATCTTTTGAAAATGACAAACGCTCTAAGCTCTTCGTATTCAGATTTTGTACAAAGTGAAGCCAGTGAACTTATGGCTCAACTAGACATAACTAGAGAAAACTATGAGGAACAGGTTACACGTATTGAGGAGCTTACCGAAGAACTAGGTTTAGGTGGTAACAGTTTCTACGCTACGTTGTATTTAACAGACCCAGCTAATAGTAATATTGGTTCAGCTTCTGCGTTTACTCCAGAAACTCCTAGTGTATTTTTACAACGTACATTACTGACTGGGACTGACATTGCACAAATTGACCATAACATGATCCGAGATTTTGCAACATTAAACCTAACACTTCCTGATTTGGTATAGATAATATGAATTGTCTTTTTTACTTTTTCGTACTACAGGTAAAATTAACACGAGGAGTTTAGAATTATGAGTTTTTCAGATGAACAAGATGACACAAAACAATTGGCTATTCGTGACTATTCACAATCGAAAGTCAATAGCCCTTTTACCCCACGAGGGGATGTTAATACAAACTTCCTAGAAGGTGGTGGAGCCAAGGCTGGACTATCAGGGATTTTTAAGAATAAAGATAACTCCTTAAACTTCAAAGGTATTGGTGCAGCCTTCGGTGCTGTACAGTCCATTGGCGCAATCATTAACTCATTCAAGCAGAGTAAGTTGGCCCAAGACCAGTTTGATCTGCAGTCTCGTGCTTTTGAGACCAATCTATTTAATGAGCGTCAAGCTTTTAACGGGTCTTTAGCAGACAAACTAGAATCTCGTGCGACAGCTATGGGCAATACTCGTGAATCTGCAGCAGAAGCTATTAAACTGCGTAGCATATAAGGAATATCCCTATGTCCCAATTACAAGTAAAACAGATTGCTGCACCTAAC